TTCTGCGCATATGTTAATAACCATTAAAAGGTTGTTTAAATGCCACCTGGCATACTCAGCCGGGATGTGATAGCAGGCCATTAATGCGTATATTCTCTCAGAGGTAACTGCTTTACCGCCTTTACGTGAGGTTGCAGGGCCTGATGATATACTTGCCGAGTGCGTATCTGAAATATATTCGCTGATTTTCTTAAAGTCGTCGGCTCTAAGCCGCACTATTACATCGTCGGATATTTCTCCTTTAGTGCTCATACATTTAACGTAGAACAGGAGTTTCGCCTGATGTTTTGTCTGGCCAAGACTATCAACCAGTTTGAGAAAAGGTAGTTTGTATTGCGCCTCCCACTTACTAATTGATATTAGGGAGTGCTCCAGAGAAAGAGTAAACGCATCACCGGTATAGTATGTTTCCGTTACGTTATTAAACAGCTCTTCCTCTGGGCGCGTGATTATCAACATTGATTAACCCTCCCGCTTCTTATTTTTTATCGGTTGGCTTTTCGGCTCCTTCGCCCATGTCAGCCCCTGCCGCAAGGTCGATTCCTACCTCGGTAGGGCCCTCCGGAAGTACCGGAGTGAAACGGGTAGCATCGTCTTCTGTAGCAACCGCCAACTGTAAACTGGGATCGGCCTCTTCTGCCTTAATAGCAGCTGCCATCCGCGCAAAGTCAGCATCCGACATGGGAACATTCGTTAAATTACGGAAGAAGCCGAGCAGGACATTCGAATCACCCATCAGGTCGACCATCAACTGCTCAAACGCAGGGTGAAACGCGAAATTCGCCAGGTCCGGACGAGTATCGCGGCCGTTGATTCGCCTGTTTTTAACAAACGAATTGCCCTCACGAACGCCGTACGATGTTTGAACAAGGTCTGTTAAAAGGTCATACGCTGCCTCAAGATTGTTGTCAGCGATGAGCTTCTCATAGCATTTTTGGATTCCCGGCTGATAGCGGAGTTCAAGGCGGACAAAGTCCTGTTGACCGAGGTTAAATGCAAACGTGTCTACGCACTCGATACCATCGAGATTTAAATATGTGATTTTCTGGTTTACCATGGGGAATTTCCTCCTTTAAATTTTAAATAAAATAACTCGTTATTACGAGTGCCATTGATAGTTTGTCTCCTTTCACTAAAAAATAGAAATACCCTCACGATATCCGGTGGCACTGCCATTACGCCTGTCCGCGGTTTTAACGGATCTCTTCAATCGTGAGGGTACTCTCATTATAGTGTCTGTGTTTTACCGAGTTAAACTCAGGTTCCGGCAGTAATTGTAACCACTGCGGTTTCAGGAGCAACATGGATGTCAAGCGGCGTCGCGGTAACCGTAAGGTCGCCAACGGTTTCGTCGGCTGCAATTGTCAACAGGCCGTCCGAAGAAATGCTTGATTTTGCGCCATCTTCGAGAGACCATGTGCACGGGATATCAATATTATTCTTGTTTTTGCAGGTAAACTGCTGCGTGTCAGCAGGGGTATTACCTGTTTCTTTACTCACTGTAGCCGGAGCAACGATTGCCTGCAGGAGAACCATTCTGAGAACTTCATCCGGGTCAATGAGTTCCGGATCGCTGTCCGCGGTACCAAAGAGCAGATCTTCAAGCGCAGCCAAGCCAGCGGCGTCAGCTGTTCTGGAATCGATTATCAACTGAGCAGTGATTCTGCCATCTTCCAGCACGACCGGAAGAGTAGAAACTTCGCGGCTGAACACGATTGCTTCCGGAGAGTCGTTGATGGTGTTATAGCCTTTCTCGGCCACGCCGGCTTTACAGCCGTAAACCAGATGCAGTTTATACCCGCTCTCGGGAGTGAGATCATTGCCGATTTTGGTGCGATACACAAGACCGAAAGACTGCCGCGGTTGACCGGTGATCATAACGCCGTCCTGAACGACAAGGCCGTCACAGGGGTAGAACTCCACCGGAGTCGCATAGTGCTCAATCGTGAGCTTAAGGGTTTCCGCGGAGATGAGAACGCCATACTTGATGTTATCCGCATACAAGTCGGTCGGTTCTGCCCCTTCGGGGGATTCAGTAACGCTGACAAGGCCGTTCCAGGGAACACCGACATCATAACCCTCGTTAGTCGCCGGATAAAGCACGCCATGGTCAACACCGAGTTCGAATTCTTTGGCGCCAACGGCGTCCCAAATAAGTTTTGCCATAGTATTTTACGCTCCTTCTGTTAATAATATAAAATGAAAGTCCAATGATTGAGAGAGTCAAACACATAAAACCGGTCAAACCTAATCGCCGTAAATGAGTTTAGAAGCACTTCCACATATCCCGAATCAGGGTCTGTGTCGATTAGGGTAAGTAAATATGCTCTAGCACCACGATATACAGCGTTGTTTGCGTAATCGGTTTTAATGTTTGATAGCCGGAAGATGACACAAGGATATACTATATCTTCATTCTCGGGCGGCTGAAAATAGACAGGACGATGTGAATACACAAGTATGTTCTCGTGTGTTTCTTCATCTTCAGCGACAGTATATATACCTCTGATGTCTCCGTGATCCTCATCTGTGACAACATACACAAAATCTCCAATTTCTGCCGTCTCAGGAATCACGTAGTCTGCGAGGTCTGCTGCCGTATCGACATCTCCTAGCCATACCCCTGTGCCTATTATTTTTTCAAGTTCTTTTTGAAGTTGGAGGCGTCTATCCGCCATTATAAACACCCCCAACCGTAATTATAATCCTCGGGCGGAGGAATTCTAAAGCTGTGACCTTCATTTTAAGTTTCTGGCCACTAACTCTGACGTACTTAATCTCTTCATAGGCCTGCCGTGAGTCTTTCATCACAATACTATACCTATTCTTAAATTTTATATCGTCATTTACTCCCTCGCCTGAGTCAAACTGTTTGTTATACGTCAAGACATCCGCCTTATAATGGAGTTCGACCGGGACTTTCGTCCAACTGCCTGGCTTAGACTCGACCTTTGTTTCAGCAAAACCCAGGACGATCGACACTCTTGCCATAACAAATCTCCCTTACGTGGCCGGAGTCTGAGTCAGGACAATCGCGCTCTTCGGGGTAATCAGCGCGCCGCCGACAAGCCATTCAAGCAGGTATGTTTCTTTGTTGAAGTCGATGTCGAACTTTGTGTCTTTCAGAGCAGAGTCGCCGGTGGGCAGGCTGAGAGCATAGTCCGCCATGTTGACCATGATCGACTTAATGTTCTTTCCTGCGGCGTTCTGCGCAACTCTGAATTGTGGTACTTCGATGACTTCCTTGCAGCGCACAAGGCTGGCAATTTCGGAAACGTTCTTATAGAGCCTTTGGCCCATTCCGTCTTTGGCAACAAGCCATTTACCGATTTGCGCCGGAGAAACGAACAGAGACGGGTCTCCGCTGCCCATGTAGTCCGAACGGATTTGGATAAGCTGGTCCAGTTCATCATCCGCAGTTGCGTTCGCCGCAATGTTCTGCTGGATTGTCCATACGCCGTCATCAAACGCGATGGGACGGACGCGGTCTTCTTTGATTTTGTACGGGCTGTTGGAAGGTCTGCCGTCGCTGATGAGGATCGCACGCGCGAGCTCCTGATTCAGCTGCATACCCATTTCGCCCTGCAACCACTGCAGGAAATTGAACGAGCTTATTTGATAAAGCACGTCCCTGTCGAGCTGCTGACGTTTGTACATCCAGCCGGGCTCAGTAATGCGGTTGAGGACAGCGATTTGTTCGTCGACCTTCTGAGCGCCGAGAGTCGGATAACCCTTCGCGCGTTGGTCTTCTACCTCAAAGTCGGTGAGGTCGGTCCACAGGGATTTGATCTTCGTGAACGGGACCTTTTTGACGCTGCCAAGAACGCTTTTTACCCAACCCTGGGGTGTATTGATGATCAACGGTTCCGGATTGACGGCTTTGGGGTCGTCATACAAGTCGGTTATGTCTGTGACACCATGCTGAATGCAGGCCTGCTGGAGAGTTGCACCGCCGCGGACAGACTCCATGAAGTCAGCGATGTAAATGATGTTGTCGCCTTCGCCGTGTTTGATTTCTTCTTCGTTGTTTTTGAACTGTCTTGCTTGTACTGCCATTTTTTTCTTACCTCCACTTTCTGAATGTTTAATTTCGTCCGGCTCCGTTCCGGGTTGTTCAGGTGTTTCCTCAGCAGGGGTTTCTGCGGGAGTTTTCTCCGCAGGTGTTTCCTCAGCAGGGGTTTCTGCGGGAGCGTCCTCCGCTGGCGGATCATCTGAATGCTCAACAGTGGGTTTTTCGTCGTTGAGGTCTGCTTGAATAGCTGCTTTTTCCTCTTCAGACATTGCCGCATACGCAACAGCGCCGAGATATGTTCCAACAGCTATTTGGTCATCGTTCATTGTCGCAAACACGGCTGCCACATCTAGGTCTTCCGATTTTTCCTCTTCGGGCGCGGGATCGCCATGTTGAATCTCGGAGGTGACGTCATCATTGAAACAGATATACGCCTCATCTTGCACTTCCTCAGTGTAGTCACCATGTTCAACCTGGGCTAATTGGATATACGCGCCCGGGTTCGCACCCGCGGAAACAATGCTTAAATCGCGTATGACTCCGGCAACAATTTTACCGGCTTCGCGCCTAAGCATATTGGCTTTAATACTGAGTTTTCCGACATCGCCATGTAAGACCTGGTCTTTGCGAAGAATTGCTTTATCGTAATTTGGGTTAAACGTTATAAAAGCGTAAACGCCCTCATCGCGATGCTGCAAGTATGCTTTGCCGAGAACAGCATCAAGATACTTTTCGTATCCTCTTGCGTGATCATCGACTAGCGGGATTATTTCGCCGTCCATGTCTTTAAAGGCGCCGTGGGCGATTGTTTCTCCGTCTCCGCAACGAATTCCATACCGTGTTGCAAAGCCTTCAAAGTCCCACTTGGTTGGTTTCTTACCTTTAGGCATAAGGGTACCTCCTTCTACTAGAATCTTTATACAAATCGCTATATTAATTCATCACGCCACCCATTTTTGTGTATGGCCCTCTTCCTCTTTTTAGCGATTCAGTATTGAACTAAGTCGTGGTTGCTGTCGCATCCTCCTCAGTGATGATTTTCTCCTCTTCAAGGACTGGCTCTGGACTTGGCGCCGGCTCGTTCGGGGAACTGGTGTTCGGATTCTGGATCTGCTTACCCTGTTCAGTCCCTGTAGGACCAAGGCCCATTCTGCTGCGCATCTCGTCTGTTGATGCTACTTCTGCACGTTTAAGAATTTCGGCTATTTCAGCAATTTCTTTACCCGTGGAGAATTCGAACACATCAAAGATGCACCTTATGGCTTGTCCCTGTGTACGAGCAGTCTTCGTCAAGAATTTGCGGGAGAATTCCTGAGTGAATGCTTTTAAAATCATACCAACGATGCGACTCCG